GGTGACGGCCAAGGGCTGGAATCAGGATCTGGCATTGCCGCTGTCGGCCTTGCCGCTGCCAACGGTTGCCACGCCGGATGCGCGTATGCCGATCACGCCGGCCGCTGCCTCGACCAGTGGCGGGCGGGTGTCGGTGCCGGCGGGTATCTACGTCAGCATTGGCCAGGAAGTCGTGGCAGGGCAGTTGGGGCGTTCGCGTACGTTCACCACTCAGGCCTGGAGCAGTGCCGACCTGCTGCCGAGTTCGGGTTACTTTCTGCGCGCTCAGGTGATTGGCGGTGCGCTGACCTTTTACATGCAGCGCGGCACAGTCTATGACGCGACACCGGAAGGTTTGAAGGGCACGGTAAATGGCGCAGCGGGTGGTGGCTTCCAGTCGACGCCGCTGGATATCTGTCTGGCCTGGGTTGTCACCGCCGGACCCGGTTCGGTGCCGACTGTCAGGCTGATCTACAACCGAAGCCGGTTGTCGTGGACGCAGACGGTCAATGGCAATGGAGTGGTGTATCTGCCGCTGGATCCACATGCGCGAGCGGCGCGTCTGGTGGTGGGCAATCCCACGCCGCACCCGACCGGCATCACCAGTGTGAACTTCGCGCCGGGCGGATGGCTGGGTGGCAACTATTGCTTCCTCAACCCGACCGTGGGCACCTCCAGCAACTGGGATGGCTGGGCAACGGCCGGTGGCGCCGCGCTTATTTTCTCCAGCAACGTGGTCAGCGATACGACGGTTTCGACATTGACCGCCAGCTTCGACCATAACGAATTGCGCTCACTGTGGCAGGCGTATCAGGCCGAACATACCTGGGGCGCGGGCAATGCCGCCAGTGACGAATTGCTGTTCAGCATGGGGCTCAAGAGCGTCGGTCCGGCCGATTACGCCAGCGGCATCGCGGTCAACTTTGCCGCCGCCGTCAATGTGAATTTTTCCTGGGAGTTGATCCGATGATCATCATTCATGAACTGCATCAGTTCGAGGAAGGCTTGCGTCCTGCACAACCCTCCACCGCACATGTCTGGGATGGCGAGAAGTGGGAGCTGAGTGACGACAGAGTCGCCGCACTGCAGCAGGAAGAAACCGAACGTCTGTGCGTCAATCTCGATGCAGTCGCCGACAGCGCACGCACCGCACTGGCCGGTGACCCGCTCAAAGCCCTCGAGTACGCCCAGGCGGCGGTCGACGCTCAGGCCTATCAAGACGCCGGTTACCCGAAAAAGGAAGTGCCGCTGTCCGTCGCTGCCTGGGTAGCCAAGGGCCGGTCGGCAAAACAGTCGGCCGAGCAGATCCTCGACAAGGCTGCCCAACTCAGCGAGAACCTGCTGACCCTGCGGACCGTGCGCCTGAAAGCCAAGACCCAGATCCGTGCGTACGCGAGCAAGAGCCAGATGGATCAGGCTCGCGCTGCCGCTGATGAGGCACTGCTGGCCATTCGCGAATTGACCGGCAACTCGACCCGGTAATCGCAACTTGCTGCACCCAAGCCCACTTCGTTGTGGGCTTTTTGTTTTCAGGAACAGAAGCGTTTGCGCCGTTGCGAAAGCCTTCGCGCCGCCACGTTTCATTTGTCATGACAGAGGAACGAACATCCAATGGATTATCCAAAGAGCGTCCCCAGCGTCGGCCTGGTCGACGGCCGCTTCGTCGATGAAAACCCTGTGGCGGGAACGCCCGGGTCGCTGATACCGGCGGTGTGGGGCAACAGCGTTACACAAGAAATTCTCAGCGTGATTACCGGCGCCGGGATGACTGCCGCCGAGGCTGATACCGGGCAGTTGTTCAAGGCCATTCAGTCGGTTGTCGGTAATGCCAGTCCGATGCGTTCGGTCATCACACGGTTGGCTGCTTCCAAAACACTGACCGGGCAAGAGCTTGGCCTGGTGCTGATCGACGGCAGTCCCGGTGCCTTGACGCTGGTGTTGCCTCCCGCCGACGTCGCTCTTGGCGTGCGTGACGTGATTGTTCGTCGCGTGGACAACAGCGGAAACCGTATGGTCATCCAGGCCTCCGGCACTGACCGCATACGCTTTCACACCCATCTCTCGCCGAGTGGTTATCCATTCTTCGTATTGATGGGCGGCGGTGACTGGTGGCATTTGCGAAGCGACGGTGCTGGCAGTTGGTGGCCTGTGGGGCGCTTCGACAACACGCCACTGGGGCGGCCGTTTTTTGAAACCACCATCGTGCTCAGTCCCGGTGGATACGGCGCGCTGAACGGCACGCTGATGAATCGTGCCGAATGGCCCTGGCTGTGGGACCACGCGCAGCGCTCCGGAATGCTCAATACCGAAGCCACCCGCGTGGGCAACGAGGGCAACTGGACGCCGGGTGATGGTGCTCTGACATTTCGAGGCCCGGAGTTGCGTGGCGAGTTCCTGCGCGTACTGGACGAAGGCCGCAACGTCGACTCGGGCCGCATGATGGGCAGCAACCAGGCGGGTACGGTGCACTCGTATGCCATGGGGGCTCAGGGCGCGGGAGCCATTGGCTCACGTTGGTCTGACAGTCTGGCGGCGGTCGGCGCGCAGACTCACGAAACGAAAACCTACTCCACGCCTACCAACGGAGGCCCGATCTACCCCGCCGGCACCAGCTATCAGATGGATACGGCCAACACGCTTTTGTATTCCTTCTCATCCCGTCCCCGCAACGTTGCCTATCCCGGCCGCATGAAAGTCATCTGAGGTCTTTTCAATGTTCAATTATCTGGTCGATGACGCTGGCGCTCTGGTGGGGCCGGTGGAGTTTTTCGTGACGCCCGGAATCGGCGTTCAATTACCTGCCAATGCCGTTCAACTGGCTTACGAGTTGCCGGCGGCAGAGCAGGGGCGCACGTGGGCGATGGCCAACGGCGTTCCGCGTGAACTGATTGATCTGCGCGGCATCGTGTACCGCAAGGACAACGGTGCCCAGCAGACCTGGAGCGAATTGGGTGCGCTGACGGATGAGTTCACCGCGGAACCTTGCCCGGACGAGTTTCATGTCTGGCAGGACAACGCGTGGGTGCTTGATGAGCAACGACACCGGACGGATCTCACTACCAAAGTCCTCAATCAACGCGACACGCTGCTGCGCGATTCCGTCCTGCGCATTGCCCCCCTGCAATACGCCGAAGACATCGGTGATGCCAGCCACGAAGAACAGTTGCAACTGCTTGAGTGGAAGCTCTACAGCGTCGAGCTGAACCGCATCGAAAAGCAGACCGGTTTCCCCGGCGAAATCACCTGGCCGGCTGTGCCCGGCACAACCGTCACCAGCTGATTGCAGCACAGGAAGCAGCGCAATGGACTATCCGAAAAGCATTCCCGGCGTCGGCCTGGTCGACGGTGGTTTTATCGATGAAAACCCCGTTGCCGGCACGCCCGGGTCGTTGATCCCCGCCGCCTGGGGCAACAGTGTCACGCAAGAAATTCTCAACGCCATCAAGGCGGCCGGACTGACGCCGGACGAGACCAAGACCAACCAATTGGCAACGGCCATTGGCGCCCTGGTCGACTTCACCAAACTGAAGAACACCCCGACCACGCTGGCGGGCTACGGCATCACCGATGCGGTGGGACGGTTGCTGGCGGTCCGGCAGATCGACGCGGTCGGGATCACGGTTTACAAGCCGAACCCGCGAGCCAGACGGATTCGCGTGCGGCTGGTCGGGGCGGGTGGTTCGGGGGGCGGATGTGCACCCATCCCGGCGACTAATTTAGGCATTGGCGGTGGCGGCGGGGCGGGCGCTTATGGGGAAAGCCTGTATGACGTCACGCCGGAAATGCTGACCGGTGTTCCGGTCACTCTGGGCGCCGGCGGTGCCCCACGTAACGCGGTTGGCCTGGCCGGTGGCGGCGCTTCTTTCGGTTCCTACCTGAGTGTTTCGGGAGGCATGGGCGGGCAGACGATTACCGTCCTGACGTCCCCAACGGCGTCCGGCTTTGTGCAAGGCGGTTCGGGAGGGCAAGTCGTTACGGGCGGCAACCTCTGCAGTGCTCGGGGCATCACCGGCACCTTTGCGATGTACAACGGCAACTGGGGAATGCTCTGCGGGGGCGGAGGCCCCAGCCCGTTCGATGGCGGTGCGCCGCTGATAGGTGTGAACAGCATTGGTATTGCCGGTGTTCGTGGCTCGGGAGGAAGTGGTTCGTGCTCGAACAATGCATCCGCATCAGTCGTGAGCGGCGCCGGTGGCAACGCCTTCTGTGAAATCTGGGAGTACGAGTAATGGCCCGTTATGCACGTATTGAAAACGGTGTCGCGGTCGAAGTGATCGACACCGGTGACTTCGCGATCGAACAACTGTTCGCGCCTGCGTTTGTCGCGGCGATGGTACCGGTGCCCGAAGACGTCAACGTCGAAATCGGCGCGTCGATGGATGAGGTAGCTCCCGCTATCGAGCCTGCGTACGAACCGCAAAATCCAGTTGTCGCCAAGGCCCCCGTGGTTGAGGAAAACCAGCCTCTGGCGGCGGAGCGTACCTGGCGTCAGTCGGCTCTCTCAGCCACCGAGTGGCGGGTCACCCGCCACCGCGATGAGCAGGAATTGGGACGCGGGACAACGCTCAAGGCCCAGCAGTACCTGGAGCTGCTCGAGTACCGCCAGGCATTGCGCGACTGGCCTGGTTCCGGCGCATATCCGTCATCCGTTTCGCGGCCCTCAGCACCGCAGTGGCTGGCCGGCGCGATTGGCTGAAGCCATCACGCAACCCATGTTTTCAGATAAGGAGATAAGCCTTGGACTATCCCAAGAGTGTACCCAGCGTCGGGCTGGTCAATGGACAGTTTGCCGATGAGGATCCGGTTGCCGGAAAACCCGGTTCGCTGATTCCGGCGGCGTGGGGCAATGGTGTCACGCAGGAAATTCTCAGCGTTGTTCAAGCCGCTGGCATGACGCCCAGCGAGGCGTCGAACAATCAGTTGCTGGGTGCGTTGCGCAGTTCCCGATTGTTTGCGACTCCGCCGCAGTTCGATACCGGAAAAGCGGTGGCCACGCCTGAGTTCGTGCAACGTGCGTTGGGTAACCATGCCAGTGCCCGGAGCCTGGTCGACACGACACAGCTCACGGCTGCAGATGTGGGGTGCGCATTCGGACTGGGTGGAAGCGCGGCTTACACCGTGACACTGCCTGAGGTTTCCAGTGTCCCCGATGGTGCCACTCTCAGTTTTCATTGCCTCAGCAACTCAGTCATCACGATCGCCAGTAAAACCGGAACACAAATCTGCCCGCAGGGTGCTTACTTGAGTTCGATCACGATCAACGGCGGTGAAAGCGCGCAGTTCGTGAAGGGCTATGGCATCTGGACGGTCCATGGCACTGCGAGCCTGAAATATTCAAACGCCTTTACCTTGCAGCTAGCCAGTGCCGGTTATCAAAAACTGCCCAGCGGTTTGATTCTGCAATGGGTTGTGGGTGGTTCTGACGCCAACGGCATCATGAGCCTGTCTTTGCCGGTCAGGTTCCAGACGGCGATCGTCGGCGGAGTGGCCGATGAGGGGAACCCGTCCGGCTGGAGCGCGGGCAACACGACTGTCTGGGCGTTTGATTCGACCCTTTCAACAACATCGGTAGCTGCGGCGCGGGTCAGGAATGTCGACGGCACGAGTGTGAGACCGGCACCCGGCATCATGGGCCGCATTCTGGTTTGGGGGCGATAACGATGAAGATCTATTTCTTTGCACAGACACTCGGATTTGATCGGGTCGAAAGCCCTTCTCCGGAGTTACCTGAAGGCGCCGTAGAAATCACCCACGCCCAATACGCCGAATTGTTTGCCGGGCAGGCAACGGGCAAGGTCATCAGCGCCAGTGCCAGTGGGCAACCCGTACTGACCGATCCGGTCATCTCCCCTGAGGCTGCGATCACTCATGAACGCGCATGGCGCAATGCTGTTCTTCGCGACACCCAATGGCTGGTATGGCGTGACGCTGAGGAGCTGGAAGTCGGCGACGGCACGACCCTGCGCGCCGAAGAGTTCAAACAGCTTCTCGCCTATCGGCAGGCATTGCGCGACTGGCCCAACGATCCGGAGTTTCCTGATCCGCAAGCTCGTCCGGTAGAGCCCGACTGGCTTGAAGGCTTGCTGCACAACGGAAACTGAGGAGATACAAACGTGGATTACCCGAAAAGCGTTCCCGGCATAGGGCTGGTGAACGGCAAGTTCGTCAATGAAGACGTCGTTGGCGGGTTGCCGGGGTCGTTGATCCCCGCGACCTGGGGCAATGGCATCACCGATGAGCTGTTGAATGTCGTCAAGTCTGCGGGACTTGAGCCGAGCGAAAGCGATGCGACGCAGTTGCTGCAGGCGATCAGGAAAATCAGCCAGGCCGGTGCAGATAAACACGCAGCGGATATCGGCGCTGCCAATCTCTACATGGCCAATTATGTGCCGGCCATCACGACGTTGAAGGACGCTCTGGCGCTGCGTTTCACCGCAGGCAATGCCAACACCGGAGCGAGCACATTTGCACCGAATGGTCTTCTGCCCAAACCGCTATTGAGTCTGGCACAGAGTGCATTACGGCCAGCCGAGATTATTGGCGGCAGTGTGTGTTCGGTGGTGTATAGCGCCGCGCTGGACAGTTGGTTGCTGGTGTATGCCAGCGGTGGCAATGCCTTGAGTGGTCGTTTGTTGAATGTGAAGACATTTGCTGTCAGTGGTGTTTATACGCCGACCGTGGGGATGCGATCCGTATTGGTCAAAGTCGTGGGCGGCGGTGGCGGGAGTGCGGGTATTGCAGCGACCGGTGCGAATCAATATGCCGTCTCCGGTGGTGGTGCTTCCGGCAGTTACGCCGAGGCCCGGTTGCCGAGCGACAGGATCGGTGCGAGCCAGATCGTCACGATCGGTGCCGGTGGGGCTGCCGGAGCCGCACAGACGAACGGCGGCGTCGGAGGAACCAGCTCGCTGGGCTCGCTGGTATCGGCACCGGGAGGTCAGGGTTCCCTCTGGGTCGGTGTTGTTTCCGGATCGTCGGCAGGACTTTGTGTGGGCGGGTATCCCGGTGAAATTGCGTCCGGCGGGAACATCGTCAACTCAGCCGGGGCCCCGGGATCACCGGGCATCTCGGTCAATAGTTCGACGCTGGCGGGGCATGGTGGCAGCTCTCCGTTGGGCAGTGGTGGCCTCGGGTTCGGCACCACCGTCATTACCAGCTTCCCCGGCTACCCCGGCTCGGGATATGGATCCGGCGGCGGCGGGGTCGCTATCGGCCCCAATCTGGCTGGCAAATCAGGAACATCAGGTGCCCCTGGTGTCGTGATCATTTACGAGTACGCCTGATGAAAACCTACGCACGCATCGTCAACGACACGGTGGTCGAATTGTTCTCGACCGACGGAAACATGGTCGAGATGTTTCACCCGGATCTGCTCTGGGTCGATATCAGCGAGATCACTCCAACACCGCAAATCGACTGGATGGCGAATTTCGGCACCCTCGGCTGGGTGTTTTCGTCGCAAGAAGACAGTGCCCCTGATGGCACCCTGAAAACCCTGGCAAAGAAATGGCTGACCGGTCTCGGTCGTCAGTCGTGATTCAATCGGAGCATCCAGGGAGGATTACGCATTATGCAAATTACAGAAGACAACCTTAAAACCATCATGCCCAACGCCCGCTCCCAAGCGGGCGTTTTTGTTTCACCGCTCAACGACGCCATGGCTCGCCATCGCATCGACGCACCCAAGCGCATTGCCGCGTTTCTCGCCCAGGTCGGGCATGAGTCCGGCCAATTGCAGTACGTGCGTGAACTGGGCAACAACCAGTACCTGAGCAAGTACGACACCGGTAC